CTTAAAGATTATTTGATTTATGATAATATTCATGAAATATACACAAAATATACAGGTTATATATCTCAAAATAATTTATTAATACAAAAACCAATTTCACAAGCTGTTAAAGAATTTATTGGTTATGATATGTACGTTAAAAGACATACCCTTATTAACTTACTTATATTTTCTTCAAATTATGAAAATCAATATTTGACATATTTATTATATGACCTTCTCTCTAATGACACAAATGGAACAATCGATACACAAGAACAAACTATATTGTTTGATAGTTTTCCTTGGTCAATTAAACAATTTTTTAAACAAGCTATGAAAAAAACAATCCAATATACAAATGAATTATCAAATTTTGATTTGAATAAAATACCATTAGAGCAACAAATTTGTTTATTAAAATCAACAGACACGATAAAAGAAAAGGCTATGATGAAATTAAAAGAAGTAAAGGCAAAGTCTGAAGACTCTGGTTCAAAGGCTCGTCAATACTTAGATGGGCTACTTAAAATTCCCTTTTCGGTATATAAGAGAGAACCAATATTAAATATAATGGAAATAACACGAAATAAATTTAAAAATATTTACAAAAAAATTAATATCAAAAACGTTTTTCCGGAAATACCGATAAAAGAAAAATATACAAGTATGGAAATAGTAAAATATGTTAAACAAATAACAGGTGGAACAATAACACCACAAAATGAGAATAAATGTGAAAAACTTGATAAAATTAAAAATAAATTAATTACAGGTCACAAAAAAATGTTACATGAAAATGTATTAACCATCAATATTTTATTAAAGAAACATAATAGATTTAATGAAAAAATAACATCTTCAAATATGAATAAAGAACAATTGAAATATGGGATTGAAAATTTTATAGAATTATGTAAGACTGATGAAAACAATGAATACGTTTATGATGTTATTAAAACATTATCTATTAATTCATCAAATATAAATGAGTTACATGAAGAAATATCAATTATTAATAACAATATAAAACAAATTACTGATTATATGGATAATGTAAAAATAACACTAAATAAGGCAGTTTATGGACATGAAAAAGCAAAAAAACAAATAGAGAGAATTATCGGTCAGTGGATAAATGGTGAACAAGATGGTTATTGTTTTGGTTTTGAAGGACCTGCAGGTGTTGGTAAAACATCTCTTGCAAAATATGGTCTCTCTGATTGTCTGAAGGATGGAAATGGTATTAGCAGACCTTTTGCTATGATTCAGATGGGTGGAGATAGCAATGGCAGTACATTACACGGACATAATTATACATATGTTGGTTCAACTTGGGGTTCAATTGTGCAAATTCTCATTGATAAAAAATGCATGAATCCTATTATATTTATTGACGAAGTAGATAAAATAAGTAGGACTGAACAAGGTAAGGAAATAGTCGGAATATTAACACATTTATTAGACCCAACTCAGAATGATTGCTTCCAAGATAAGTATTTTACCGGTATTGATTTGGATCTTTCAAAAGCACTATTTATTTTGTCATACAACGACGTTGATGCAATTGATAAAATTATGCTTGATAGAATTCATAGAATTAAATTTAGTAGTCTTACGTTGGATGATAAATTAATAATTAGTAAGACTCATATATTGCCTGAGGTTTATAGAAAAATGGGATTAGAGGATATGGTACAAATCAGTGACGAAGTTCTTAAATTCATTATTGATGAATACACATTAGAATCTGGAGTTAGAAAATTGAAGGAAATATTATTTGAAATTGTTGGAGAGATAAATTTAGATTTATTAAAGAATCATAAAACAGAAACTGAAACTCTTGATTTTCCTGTTGTAATTACTATTGATGACATTAAAAATAAGTATTTTAAGGATAAAAGGGAAATAACCATAAGAAAAGTTCCTTTTGAAGAAAGGATAGGATATGCAAATGGAATGTATGCAACTTCATTAGGTAATGGAGGTACTTTACCAATACATGCCAAATTTTTTCCTTCTGAACATTTTTTAGAATTGAAACTCACTGGACTTCAACAAGATGTTATGAAAGAAAGCATGCATGTATCTCTTACAATTGCTTGGAATTTAACACCTGAAGAGAGAAGAAAAGAAATACGTGGGTTATATGATGGGGAAAATAATAAATATGGAATCAATATTCATCCTGGTGATGGTGCAGTTTATAAAGATGGTCCTAGTGCTGGTATAACAATTACATGTGTTATTTATAGTTTACTGAATAATATCCCTATAAAGGCTAGAATAGGTATGACAGGTGAAATTCAAATGTCCGGTGAAGTTACTGCTATAGGAGGACTAAATTTTAAAATTATAGGTTCTATAAAAGCAGGTGTAAATCAATTTATTTATCCAAAAGAAAATAAGAAAGATTTTGATGAATTTTATGAAAAATACAAGAATGATGCTATATTAGAAGGAATAATATTTCATGAAGTAAATCATATTCATGAAGTGTTTAATTTAATTTTAGATAAACCTTAAAAATGTAAATGAAACTATAATAATAAAATATTATACCTTATTATTATATGGAGAAAACACCACTAATAGATCCTATAAATAAACCACTTAAATTTTTTCAACCTTTTAATATTCTAGTAACATTATCTTTTTTATCACCATTAATAGTTACTATTATTATTACTAGTTTATCATTTATATTTCAAAATTTTAAAGGTTTAATATATTTAGGGTTTACTATAGCAGTAAGTTTAATTCGAGAAGCAATTTATATTGCAAATGGTGCAGAAGCTATAGAAGATACTGGCAAAATTTGTACATCAATACAATATAGTAAATATGGAAACCCATCATTTAGTTCATTTATTATTTCATTTACAATTACTTATTTATCTGTTCCAATGTTTTTGAATAATTCTCTAAATATGTGGACATTTACTGCACTACTAACTTATTTGTTTATTGATATTTACATTAAGATGTATGAAAAATGTGTTATTTATACAAGTGATTTGTTTTTAAATATTACTGCAGGTATATTTTTTGGTTATTTAGTTATTTCATTGATGAGCTGGGGAGGTGCTAGTAAATTTTTATTCTTTAATGAACAATCAAGTAATAGAGAAGTTTGTACACAACCTTCTAAACAGACATTTAAATGTAAGGTATATAAAGATGGTGAACTAGTTGGGAACATTTAGAAAAATATTATTTTTCTTATTTTTATTATATTTTTTTGGCTTTTTACAACTATATTCCTCTACTACTTCTTCTACTACTTCCTCTACTACTTCCTCAACTACTGGTTCCTCTACTACTTGTTCCTCTACTACTTCCTCAACTACTGGTTCCTCTACTACTGGTTCCTCAACTACTTCTTCTACTACTTGTTCCTCAACTACTTGTTCCTCAACTACTTCTTCTACTACTTGTTCATCAACTACTGGTTCTTCTAAAACAACTTCTTTTAAAGGTTCTGGTGATATTTGTATTTGCGGTGGAGGAACAAATGCTCCAAGATTAGCAACAATCCATCTCTTAAATTCAGATTGTACTAAATTTCTTTGAAATGATTCAGATATTAAATTCATATTACCTTTAGTATTAAAACAAAAATTAAAGTTATTTATAACAGGAATTAGAGGATGATTTTTATAAATATTTATGTTTTCATAATTAAACAAAGGCTTACGTTTTTTAACATTTACATAGTTATGAAATAAATAAATCATATTTTTAAAGTCTGTTTTTGTTTTTAAATTAACAATATTAATTCTTGCTAAAAAATTACTTGCATCTGTTGCACAATCTGGGCATGGTAAAACTTTACATATTTTAACAATTTGCGAAAATAATTGGTTAGCAATAACCGGGTAAGCATGTTCACTAACTCTTTCAGCCATTGTATGAAATAACGTCCATACCGCAGGACCCCAAACTTCAATTGGTGACATATTATAACAAATATATATAAAAAATATAAAGATAAATTACAAAATATAATAATCAATGAAAAAATATAATATAGAAGGAAATATAGATTTTTTTAGTGAATTATACAAGTCGCTAGATATTGAAGAAAATGAAGAAAAAACAATTGAAGATGACAATTTATGTTTAATAACTGGTTTAAAACTTGAAAATAATTATATTACTTTGAAGTGTGGTCACAAATTTAATTATGTTCCGTTATTCAATGACATCAAAAATCATAAACAAAAGTTTAATAATATGGAAGGTCATATTAGTCATTTAAAACAAGATGAGTTAAGGTGTCCATATTGTAGAAATAAACAAAAAGAATTGTTACCATATTTTGAAGAAATAGGTCTACCAAAAGTTAATGGAGTAAATTTTAATGACCTAAGTAAAAAAACAATAAAATCATATTCAACAGATAAAATGAGTAAATGTTCATATTTAACACCAAATCCTATTTATGACCCAAGTGGAAATAACCCAATAGAAATGGCACTTCCATATAGTAAATCAAATTGTCAATTTTTTACTTGTTTGAGTAATGGTTTTTACCAATTATCTAATTTAATTGAAGATTATGATGGAGAAGATAAGTGCGTATGTTATTATCACAAGAAACAAATTATAAAAAATAATAATATAATATTAAAAGAAAAAGCAAAACAAGATAAAATATACGCAAAAGAGAAAGCAAAGCAAGAAAAAGAAGAAGCCAAGAAAGCAAAGGTTGAAACTAAAATAAAAGCAAAGGCTGAAAAAAAGAAAACAAAACAAGTTTCAGAAAATGTAGTTTTAGGTCCGTCTATTATTATTTCTGTTAGTCCATTACATACTTTATGCATTGAGATTTTAAAGTCTGGACCAAAAAAAGGTTTGCAATGTGGATGCAAAATATATGCTTTATCTTGGTGTAAACGTCATTGTAAAAAGTTAGAAACAGAAACACAAACAGAAAAAGAAACACAAATATAAATATAAATATAAAATATGAATATAAATATAAAATATTGTAGATAAGTAATGGAGACTAAAGAACAATTAGTTAATAATATTAAAGAATGGATTAAAATAGATAATGAAATCTCACAATTAAAAACTGAAATAAAAGAACGTAATAATAAAAAGAAGTTATTGACTGAAGATCTGGTATCCGTTATGAAGACAAATAAAATAGATTGTTTTGATATAAATGGTGGTGCATTAGTATACAAGACTAGTAAAGTAAAAAAACCTATAAATGGAAAATCACTATTGAATGCTTTGCAAAATTACTACAAGAATGATAATAAAATGGCAGAAGAATTAGTAAAACATGTTATGGATAGTCGTGAAGAGCAAGTAAAAGAAACAATTAAACGAAAAGTAGACAAATAAAATAAAAGTGTCAAAAAATAAGT